TTTTCCAGCAAGTGCGGGGAATAGTCTATTGGAACTTCATTCTTAATGATGTTCATAGTCCCAAGCTTAAAATCTTTAGTGACGGATGGGGACAACTGGCTCCGGTAAAACTCTCCGACTTCTTTTGACCCCGCAAAGTAAAGCCCATGCCCATAGGCTTGCGCTCCCTCGCCCGTTCCGATTTGCGCCGACCTGAATCGGCCCAGCGGCGCTCCCTCCTCGGCCTTGAACGTGTGCGGAGTCCCGTGGTAGGCGGCCGGCATAAAAAGCATGTTCGGATCGCCGGCGTCGAACGTTCCGCGATTGCTAATAACTTCTATTTTACCAGATTCTATCTGGATAGGAATAATCCCACTTTCTGCTTTTAGTTCTACTTGTTTGCCCTCTAAAAGCCGTAAAATCTCGTCTAGCGTTAACTTGTCGATTTTAGCTTTTATCGAATCATTTAACGGAGAATCTTGAAGAATATCCGCCAGACTTGCTAAAATGTTGTCAAAATTTGCTTCGGACGGCCTCGAAGATTTTTGAAATATTTCTGGCGGCTCCGGCCAATTTTTATTTTCGTTAAAAGTGGCAACATTATCCCAAGCATCGTGGGCAAACTCTGCTTCAAAGTTAGACGAAAATTCAATTTCTTTTGGGACAACCTTTGACACAAGCAATTTATCGACTTTCTCTTGTATGGATAAAATGTCTTCATAATTCGGACTTTCCATCAAATTGTCGTCTTGAAGGTTTTGCCGAAAGCCCTCAAGTTCCTCTTTTAATGCTAGTAAATGCTCTCTATCTTTAACTGGAAATCTTTTCCCGACCATTTTTGTGGTTTTCAGAGCTATAGATGGAGCGAATGGAGCTAAAGACAATAATTTCAAAACTTGCCTTCTATTAATTGATTTTTTCGCAGCGTTTCTAGCCGGCATAAACAACTTGTCCCGGCCATAAGCATCCTTCGAGCGAACGTTGCCCGAACTGGAAAAGCCGTCCTGGGCTTCGTCCGCCAGCCTCTTGGCCTCAGCCATCTCCGCCTTGGTCCGGTCGACGTTTATCATTCGCCCGAAGCCTTCGCCGGGCTTGTCGCCGGGAAGCTCGTCGAATGGAAGCGGAATCGTGTCGTCGGGTTGGTTGGGTTTTCGGCGGGGCATGAAATTCTCGGCAATCTTCTCGTAAGAGATTGGCCTCTTGCCCGAAAGTTGAACCACTTTGCCAATGCGTTCGATACGGCGAGAACGGTAGACGGGTCTAGTGGCCTTACTTCCCGTAAGGCCGGCAAGCCAAGGGTTGGCGTCCAGTTGGCCTTTGCGGCCTTCGCCGAACGCCGAGTTCAGCAGGTTGCGCCTTGCCTCGGCAATTTGAGGGTCGGCATGAAGTCCAGTCGCTCCGGGTCGTCCTGCGGCGTGGTTGCGGTGGTAAGTATCCAAGTCGTCTAGGATCAAATCCTTGGCGAGGGCCTCGTCAGACCCGTACAGGCGACTTACCTCGGCCTTCTGCGTCCTGACCAGTTTCTCGACGTTCTTGACGAGTTGGTCGATGGAAACGGTGCGAAAGTTGATGTTGCCCGCCTTCGTGATTTCAATCCCGTAGGGGACTTCGGTCAAATGTTCGACTTTGGCGTTAACGTACTTCCGACCGCCTTTGGTCGTCGCCTTGAAGTAAGAGATTAAATACTCATTCCCTTCGCCGGACTTCAGTTTCTCGTTTAAGTTTCTAAGAAGACCGATCTGTTCCTTGCTCCATCCTCCCGCTTGCTCGACGGCGTCGATCACTTTGTCCGAAAGAAACGTTCCCTCGAAGGCTCCCTCGACTTTAGCGGAGGGTCTAACGTGGACTGCCGATAGCTCGCCCTTGGCGTCGGCATCTTCAATGGCGATCTTCAAGGCTTCCGAAAAGCTCTTGTTGTACTTGGTCCTCTCGCGAGGGGTCATTGCATGACTGGTCGAAAGAGTGCCGTCTTGGTTAACTCGGAAAAACGTGCCGGCGCGGAGAAGGTCTTGCAAGCCGGGGTGCTTGGCGAAGTCCGCTCCCTTGACCTCAAAAGTGTTTTCGCTTTCGGGGAGTGGAAACTTCTTAGCTCTTGTCTCCGGGTCCAAGCCTTCGAGCTTTCGGTTGTACTTGCGTATCAATTCAGTCACGGCAGGCGTCCTGCGAAGTTTGCCGAAGATGGCATTGTCGGCCATTAGCGGGCCTTCGGGCCGAAAGCCTCCACCGAGAATGCCGATCAAATTCTTGAGTAGGGGACGATTTTGGACTAACTCCGTTTCCATGAGTGTGCGCATCATCGCTCCCAGCGGCCCTTCGTGCAGGTCGCGGTAGCGGCGTTTGTCCTTCAGGAGGAAGTCGGGGCCATGCTCGGCTACGATTTCCCTGACCGTCCTATGGTCGGTCATCACTACGCCCTCCGCACCCTCGGTAGCGCCTATCGGTTCGCCGTAGTCCTTGCGAAGGGCCTCAAAGTCGGAGTTGGTCTTGTAACGGCGAGGATTGGTCGGACTTCCCGCCTCCCCGATTAGGATCGGTTCGCCTATTTCCAAGTCGGGGTACTTTGACTTAGTCTCGGGCGTGACTCGTTCCGAATAAACTCCGGGCTGCTCTGTCAAGGGATTGCCGATGAGAATGTCGTCGAATTTCTGCATCCCGCCTCGTTTGTCGATGTCGTGGATGATTTCATGGGAAAGGACGAACTCCAGCGCGCGGGGAGAGTCTACGTTTATTGCGATATGGCTCGTCTGGTCTTCGACGTAGTGATGCCCCGGCGAGCCGTCCTTCCCCTTGTTCTCGAAATGCATGACGAGGTCGGGGTGGCGCAACTGCATCGAGGCCATCGCGAGTTGCTTTTCTCGCGGCAACTTGAAATACGCCTCTTTTTGCCCTGCCGGAAGGTAGTTGTCCTTGAAGTGGAGCCAATCGCCATAGCGGGCTTTAACGAGTTGAGCGGGGTCGTCGAACCTGCGGAAATGCCCGAAGGCGGCTCCCCCCATGCCAAGCGTCAACCCCATGCCAAGCCCTTGGAGGGTCGGGTCTATGTCTTCCCCTCCTCCGGCGACGTACCCGAATCCTGCGCCTATTCCGGCGGCGGGGATTGTAGCTGCTCCGATGCGTCCTCCTGTTTCGGCAATCCTGCCGAGCTTACTGTCATCTAAAAATCGGGCCAACTGGGCCGAGCCGGGGCCTAGCTTGCCGATTGCTCCCGTTTCGTCGGTAAGTCCAAAGGCCCTTCTCTTGAGTCCGCCCTCCGCCGCCCCATAAGACCGGCGAAAGCTCGATCCGTACGTCGAGCCTAACGTAGTTCTGTCTATAGCTTGGTCTATGAGGCGCTCGGGATTGGTCGAGCGAAGTCTTCTGAAGTAGGGCAAGTACTGCTCCGCTTTCATCATCTCCCTTCCCGCCAAGGCCATGTCGCGGCCATAGCGGGAAAGAAACGCAGGGCCGAGGGCCGTTGCCATAGCCAGCAAAACGTCATCTTCGTCGGCCCCTAAAAGGGCGAATGCGCCCGCTCCTGCCGCCCCCCTCATTCCCCACTTCGATGCGCTGCCTTGCATCAGACTGGCGGCGGCTTCTTCCGACATTCCAAATTTCCCCAAAAGAGTGATAGCTGTTTCGGGGGCAATGGTAGAAAGGAAGTCGAGGACGGACCCTATGTTCTCGGCGGTTTTTCCTGCGGCTACAGTCGCGCCTCCGACCACCGTGGCGGCAAGGGGAGCGCTGCTCTTGATCGGAACGCCCTCCAAGGCGTTCTCAATCATTAGTCTTGCTGGGCTTCCCTCCTCAAGCCCTTCGGCAAATGCTCGCAGGCCAATGTCCCGCTTCTTGGCGATTGGAGCCAACTTGGCCGCATTCTCGGCTATCTTCCGTTCGAGGACTTGAATAGCCTCGCCGGCCCGAACCGCCTCGCGGCCTGCCTGAAGTCCTGCCCTACCCCCAACGCGCCCGCCTTGGACCGACCCCGGAGCCGCTTTCGCTACTTGCTCCAGCGCGCGCTGCTGGGAAATCATTTTCAAAGTGTCTTGAATCAGCGCTCGGTTGGCCCCCGTCAGAGTACCTCTGCCGCCTACCCCGAGGGCCTTCGCCGCCACCCCGAACGGAATCCAGTTCACCGGGTCCATGATGAGTGAGCCGCCCATTGCCGCCTTCTGGTCCGGCGTAGCTTTTCCCGATGCCATCAACTCGACGATCTCGGGCTGCATACCTGCGGTTTTCCAGTCGTCGTCCTTGGCGTATTCTACGGCTACGCCTGCTCGTTGCTTTTCCAGTTCAGCTACACGCTTCCAGTACTTGTAAGACGACTGGAGGTCTTCCTCGGAGTCGTCGTCCATCATCATGCGGTCGATTACTCTGCCCCCGCCGGTCTTTAAGTGTTTCCAGTTCAGCAGGACGTTACCGCCGGTCTGCTGGGCAGTGGCTTCCGCTTCTGCGATTTGTTGGTTGGTCCTGCCGCCCGTTACACGTCGAAACGCATCCCTGCCCCAGTACGGCAGCATCCCGAGGGCAGTTACGTTGCCCTCCTCGTCCTCGTCCCATGAGAATATGTCGGAGAGTAAATGCGAGCCGCCCTCCCATATCATCTTCCCGGCCTCAACGCCGGTATCGATAACGCCTTCCGCCTTGGCGACGTTCCCCTTGAACGCCCCTTCTTTCTTGAGGGTCTTGAAAAGTTCGTAGCTGGAAGTCATGTCTTCCAGACTTAACGGCATCGCTGGACGCGAGGCCGCTTCTAGGTAGTTAAAATCCTCCTGTGTCAGGGGACTGGCTACCGGATAAGGAGAGGCTGCCATAGAGATTTAGAGTTGCTTCTCCCAAGGCGTTCCTTGAAATGCTTTCCGAGGGTCCGGGTCAACCGTATCCGGGGCCGGAATCTTGTGAAACTCCCCGGCGCCATCCTTTACTATAAGAAAGCCCGGAGGTCCGGGGCCGACAATCGTGACGCCCTCGACCGACCCTCCGGGGAGTACTGTCTGCAAGGTCGAACCCGGTTTGTTCGTCGGGGCCTTTACGGCCCTGTCCCCCGACAATCCGGTGCGGCGAATCTCTAGGAACTCGGCCGGCACTATATCCTCGACCACCGCCCCTTGCCTTCCAGCTACGTCGGAATAAAAATCCACGTAGCTGGCAAGTTCATCGAACTGCGCTTGGGCGGTATCTTCTGCGGATTTCCTAAACATTTCCCGCTGATCAGGCGTTAATCTCTCGCCCGTTTTTAATTTATTGAAAAGATTCCAGATTTTTGTGTCAACGCCTCCGGCATTCGCCGCAGTGGCGAACTCTCCTTCCCTGACCGTGCTGCCCGGATCAAGAATCTTCATGTAGCCGAATATCAAGGAAATGTCGTCTGCGGGGCCTGCCCCTTTTGCGGCAACTTTCACTTTTTCGTAAGCGGCGTTGACCTTGTTGAAGTCCTTTACGCTTGGTAAGGCTATAAACTCTTTGCGTAGGTCTGCGGTGGGCTTTTGCATGGCTGCTTTAACGTCCAACCCGGCTTTCAGTCCGGCGTAGTTTGCCGTCCCCTCCTTGATGGCCAACTCACGCTCGGCGAGTTTCCCCGCAGTCTCTGCCTTCTGCAATTCAAGCTGGCGGCCTAGTAGCATTTGCTTGGCCTCCGGGCTTTTGATTGGCGGCATCCCCTCAAGTCGAGCGGTAAAAGCGGAAGGAGATCGGACCGAGCCTAGCCCCGCCGCCGCAGCGTCAGCCCGCCCTTGGGCGAAAAAGTCTCTAATTCCAGAATCCGAAGGCTCGACAGTCTCGGCCTGCGAAGGCAGCATTAAGTCCAGATACTCCGTTGCCCCCTTCCTCGCCCTGTCCTTCTCTTGGAAGCGGGAAAAGTCTTCAGACAATTGCCGGGCTTCCGGGTTGTTGAAATAGGTCTTACCGGCTAGGCGAACTTCTACCGAGTCGTCCGGATTTAGCCCGAGACTCTTCGCGAACTCGGGACTTTTGGAAATGCGAGCCTCGAAAGAGTCGATGAAGTCGCGTTCCTTCTTTTTTGCTTTCTTATGCTCGCGATGCTTTTCGACCGCCTGCCCCACCGTCTGGCCAATCGACTTAAACGCCTCGCCCCAGTTTCTGCCCGGCGCCGTGGCGGCCTGCATATCCATGCGGGCTATCTGCGGCGCTGGTCCTCTTCCGAAAAATGGTGTTCTTGCCATAGTTTTTTCCTCCTTATTTTGCCCACCTGCCGCCTTCGGAAAGTCCGCCTGTAGCCATAGCTGCCCCCCCGCTAATTAAAGCAGACGTCATTGCCGACTGATTAGCAGCCGAGGCCGCCCTAGCGTCCATGTCGCCCTGCCAGTTTTGCGTGGCCAGCGCTCCGGCGTAAGCCGATTCCGGATTAAAGATTGCGGGCGAGGCGTCGAGTCCGAATCCCGCAGTTCCGAATTGGTTGGCGACGTTTGAGCCGGTGTTGAACTGCTGGCCCGTCAGAGCGAGCAGAGGATCGCCGTATCCCATCCCGAAGGCTGCGGACGCATTTTGCATTCGCTGGGCCTTGGCTCCTCTATCGCCCGATATCTTGGCTTTCATTCTGGCGTAGTCGGACACGTTCTGCCCGACCAGACCTCGCTGGGCCGCCATTGCAAGAGCCTGCTGGTCCGTATCGCGAGTTTCTTGGGCGGTCATTCCTCCCCCCGCCTGCATGTCTTCGAGGGCCTCGGTCATTACGCTCTGGCGGAGGCTTTCGGCCAATGGGTCGGCGGCTCGTTGAGCCTCGACCAGTTGCGGGCCAAGCTCGCGAAGCATATCGATGTCGCCCTGAACTCCTGCCCGTTCTTGCCGAACTAAGCTCGGGGCGATGTAGTCCTCGTAAGCTTCGAGCAGCCCTATGCCTCCGGGGATGCCGAGCAGCCCCAGTTGGATTTGCTTTTCTAGGTCGGCGTATTCAGGGCGAGTCTCTTTTTCCGCCGCTAAAAGGTCCGGAGCTAATTCTATCTGCTTGGCCAGAGTGTCGCCCATTTCCTTCCCCAAATTCCGAGGTGGAGGCGGAGAAACATCGCCCTTCTTGTAGCTGGGAATGCCTCCAGCGGCCGGCTTCCCCTGCCCTCCTGCGGCCATCAGTCCCGCCTCTTCGAGCGGGTTGACGAATGCGAGGCGTTCGCCCGGAGGCGCTGCCTCGTTCAAAGTGTTTGCGGCGTTTCTAAATGGATCGATCATGCTAATTTCCCGTACATTTTTTCCCAGCTATAAGTTCGTAATTTCGTTTCGCCGTTCGGCGTGACTCGCCGGAACATGACGAATGGCAATGGCTCGACGGCGTCCATCATGGCCTTGAGTCCGCCTTGGCCTGCGGCCCAGCGGACGTACCAAGTGTCCGGCTTTTCGGCGAACCACTGGCCGCTCGGATCGACTGTCTTGTCAATCGGCTTGAGCATCATAAAAAGCTTGGGCGATGATACGACCAGCCCGCCGACCAGATAGTTGTTCAGCTCGGCGAAGAATTTCCTCCTGTCCTCGTAGAGCAAAGCAATCTGCTCGAAGGGCGCGTAGCCCTTCAGCTTGGTAAGCAAATCTGTCTTAATGTGGCCCATTATTATTCGCCAGCCAAAAGACTCTTTTGGAACATGATCTGTCCCGAAAGTTCGTTATGAGTTCCTAAAGGGTCTACGGCAGCATCGTTGAAAAAGTCGTCGAGGTTGTACTGCGTATTTGCATTCGGACTGTAAAATCTTAAAACGCTTCCGTTTCTGGCTATCATTTGGAAACTATTCGTGTCCGTTAACTTCCCGTTCGTGTATAGAGTTGCTTTCGCTGAAAAGTTAAGGTCCGACGTGCCGAGTAGCATGGGGTTTTGGGGTAATGTGAGATTAGCGGCGCCCGCAGGCATCGTGCCTTGGAATTTAACGTAAAAATTCACGCAAACTAAAGGGCCGGATACGTACCAATTACCTACTTGCTCGGTGTAAGTAACGCCCGACCCCGCCCACGCAGGCGTCCACGTTCCTTGATCCCTGTCCCCCTCGATTATGGAATCGGCGACAATAGCGTATTTAACGCCCGTAGCATAGGAGTACACGTTGTCCGTGAGTAGAAGCTCGTCTAAGGCGCTGGAGGCGTCCAGTCTATAGATGTAGTTAAAACCTTTGAAGGTGTTGTTAGCTACTTCCAACGACGTCGTCTTCCCCGCTGTAGTCTTGTTTCGCAGACCGTAAAGCGCCGTATCCCCTGAAAAGTTGTTGCCGACGATCTTAATGGGTCCGGTGGTCTTCCTATAAATGTAAGCATCGACGCCTGTTTCGTTTACCGGGGGCGTCGTCAAAGTGATTTTCGTGTAATCGACAAAACTGGCTATCGTGAAATCCGCATCGTTCGAGGCAGTCCCGGTAACGGTAATGACTTTCCCGGCGGCGTAAATGGTAGGGTCGAATTCTCCTGCGGCCAACGTTATGGATGAATCCGCAGCGGCGAAGGTCATCTCACGATTGTCTATAGACGCATCGTTTCTGTAGTAAACCCCATAACCACCCTTTAAGTTAGTTACGGTATTGCTTTCAATTATAATGTCGTCCGTTAACTTTGCGTAGTATGTAGTAGTACCGACGACAGTACCCGACCCCATGAAATCACGAAAACCATTAACGACGTTATTGCTCACCACGACATTCGATAAACCCTCTACCGACGTCCCTAAAGCGATGGCGTGGCTGTAATCTAAAGTGTTCCTAGTGCTTCTTAAATCTTTGAGGATGTTGTTGGAAACTATGCAGTGACTTCTCTGGATTCCTAAAGCGGGGCAATCGTAGCTCGTATCCGTAAATTCTACTACGTTGTTAGCTACGAGCGTGTAGTCACTGAATTGATTTGCGTCCTCTATTCCTCGCCCTTTTACGGTTATGGCGCCGTCATGGCTGTTTCCACCATTCAATACGTAGTTATCGGTTATTCTTGAAAACGCGGACTTCACGTAAATAGCTTCTGCATCATCGCCGTGATCGCTCTTTACGTTCTCTATGTGATTACCACTGATCACGGCGGATTCGCCGTAAACTAAAAAAGCGTGGACCTCGTAGCCTGAAGAATTTGAAACTAAAACATTCCGGACCGTATTATCGCTTATTTCGACGCTGGAAACTCTGTCGTCGTTAGACCCTATGATGATTGCACTACAAGCGTGTCCGCCGGTGTTGCCGAGGCTTTTAAAATAACAGTTCGTGACTTTGTATCTACTCTCTAACCCGGCCACGGAATTTGATCTCAAAAGCAAAACCTGTCTTGAGAAATTTCTAAACTCGCAGTTATCAATATATACCTCGTTTACCGTGCAAGCTGTGTCGATTTCAACAGCACCTTCTTGCGTACCGTCGGTTTGGAAAATTGCATCTTTAATCGAGAGCGTGTCGTATGTCGTGGCCGTGTCATAATAAACGACCTTTCCGGTAGTTAAATCGTAAGAATTAGAGCCATAAGTTCCTCCTTCGATTTCAAGCCAGTCGATATTCGATAGAAAGTTAAACGTAGTGCCGGAAAAGTTGATAGTAGCGCCAGCGGCGTACAGGCGTAAGGAAGGGACGCTATCCGATACTCCGTCAATGCCGCTTGATATTTTGTAATCCCCGGCGGGGACTACCACCGGCCTGCCGTCAGCCGCTTTAATAGCCGCTTTAAACGCTGCCGAGCTATCCGTGCCTACATCGCCCACGGCCCCATAGTCCAACACGTTGACGGCGTCCGATGCTCTGTCCGCTAAAGACCTTGCCTCACTCCCGCCGGTGGAAATGATGGACGGGTTGACCGTGTTTAGTTTTTCGGAAGTTACTAGCTCGCCGGGAGAAAAAGTAGTGTTCGCCATGACTATTCGTATTTCGTGGTTAAATTGTTCGAGCTATCGGTAAGCTCGGCCCGCATTCCTCGGAGCTGCATCATGCCTGTGCCGGTAAAACGGTACTGGAGTGCCTGCCCGCGAGTTCGCAGGCTGAAACGAGTTAGAAAGTTTTCGTCGGCAGTTGAGGGGATGCTCGGCGTGAAGGTCGAAGTCGAGTCGGGATCGCGAGCGTAAAGACTGACGGTCAGGCCAACGCTCGACTCTTTAGTTTCCCCGGCAAATCCGCCTCGCCGGAAGCTTTCCACGTCCAAGTTGTTCCCGCCGTAGTGGCGAGTGTCGAGCGTCCATGCGATCTTTGCCGCCCCATCCAAAGCCCCCTGCTCTAGAAGAATCAGTTTGCCGTCATTCGTCGCGGCGTAGAGCCGCTCGACAGTTTCGCCGGTTGGCGTGGCCCGGACGAAGTCCTTGATTAGGAAAGAATATTCGTCGCGAGACTCCCACGCCTCGATTTCCGAATTGAAAATATAAATCTTTGTGCCTGTTCCATTCTTGAAGGCCAGATAGTAGCGATTGTCGAAGTAGACGCTTCTGGCGGAGGTCTGGGCCTCCTTCATGTCCTCGGCGAGAATCTGGTTGTTGATTGGTTTGGAAAGAGGTTCGGATCGTAGGTCGAACTGGGTAAGAACTCCTCGCGTGTTCGAGGCATCCACGCCCACGTCGAAGGCGTACACGCCCTTGTCCGATAGAAAGAATATAGCCGAACCGATGTTCTGAATCGTATGCCGTGAAACGCAGCCGATATTTCCACTGACCTGAGTTATGGCCGCATTGGGAAGAAGCTCCAAATCCGAAATAGCCCAAGTGGATCGGCGTTTGAAAACGATGGCGGCGTTTTCCGGCACGGGGGCCATTCCGACTACGTCGTCGCCATCTCCCTTGCCGAAGGTAAATTTGTTCAGGACGTCGAAGTTCGACGGGTTGGCGAGATCGGAAAATGCTATCTGATCCTTATCCGACTGGACGGCCATCCTGTCGCCTACGACTATTCCATAGTCCGTTTCCGGAATGCCGGGATCGACGACGAAATCTCGAACGTCGTTTACTTCGTTGCCGTCCCAGACTTGGGCCGGGCCGCCGAGGTAAAAGGCCGTCAGGGAAACGGGGAGGAAGTTTCCGAGGCCTTTGAATACGATTTCCGAGTTATTGAACTGAAGGCCGTCATTACTGCCCGGGAAAGAGCCGAGCGAGACGAAAGCGTTTGCCTCTTGGACGAGCAAATCCCCGGATTCGGTCAGGAGGCTATACCGAGTTAAATCCGGACTCGTACCGCCTTCCAGTAGGATTAAATTTTGGTCGAAGCGGACGGTCGAAGTGGCGGACCCGTCCCATAGTTCCATCGATTTTACCTTGAAAAGAGCGACATTGTTAGATCGGTCCGAGCCTATGCCGCCGAAGAAATTCGCCGAGTAAGTAGTCGCCCCGAGGCTCACTTTCTGGACGTATCCATAGCGAGTCGTCGCCGTGCCGTCATCCATCCGGACGTTCTTGGCATCCGCCACGAATCCGGTCGGAAGTAGGGCCGAGTCCTCGCGGGACATTATGCCACGAACTAAAGCATCGCCGACCTCCCGCATGGGAGAATCCAGTTTTCCTAGTTGGCGAAACTTTCTCATTCTACCATGTTGCGATTGCAACACGCTCCCAAGTATTCGTTGCCGTGCAGACGTAAATGTAGCCAGTATCCCATGCGATAGTGCCGATTGTCCCAGTGGCCGAGGCCTCGGCCGGAGTGCTAGTCGCCAATTTCAAAGAGGTGAGAGTTCCCAGCGAAGTGATCGTGGGCTGGGCGGCGGTAGTTACTGTGGCGGCAGTGCCAGTCACGTTGCCAGTCACGTTGCCTGTAAGCGGCCCGCTTAATGCAGTGGCAGTTAAAGTCCCAGTCCCGGCGTTGTAAGCCAATCCCGCATCCGTTTTTGCGGCTTGATTCCCCGTGGCAGCCTCGAATAAAGCGACTGAGCAGGACGTGTCAGTAGTGTCGGCGGTGGCCACGGTGTTAGCGACTGTGGCGGTCGTTGCAGTAGTAGCGTTCCCCGTCAAATCCGACTTCATTAAATTGGCTACGGTAATCTTTTTCGTAGTGGGCGTCCCCGAAACGTCGACGAGGGCTAGGACGGAGCCAGTTGCCGGTTTTGCGTCCGCGAATGCCGAAAGGGCTGTGATTTTAGTATTAGCCATTTTTCTACGTAGTTATTGTGCCACCGAGAGCCACTATTTTAAAGTTCGAGCCGTCCGAAACTGCCGCCGTAGCCGCCCCGGAATTACCATCGCTCACGAAAATGATTTGTCCGGCAGGCGATGCCGATGGGGCGGACGAAACTGTGTAGGTTGGTAAAGTCACTATCGTTCCGGATATTGTCCCGCCGGTAATCGCTACGGCGTTCGCGGCCTGAGTGGCGATTGTCCCGAGGCCAAGATTCGTTCTGGCAGTCGCCGCTGCCGCTAGGTCGGAAAGGTTGTTGGCGGAGGTAATGAAGCCCGAATCGTTCGCCAAGGTCGAAATGTTGTCGCCGGGCTGAGTGGCGGAGTTCGCCAGAGTGCCTTGGGCCGCAGTTGCGAAGTCGCTAGTCGCGGCAGTTGCCGCCGTGCCTAGACCGAGGTTAGTTCGGGCGGTCGATGCCGCCGCGAGGTCGGAAAGATTGCTGGCCTTCTGGAGCGAGTCGTCGGCTGTCGTCCCTTGGGCGGCAGTGGCAAAGTCGGCAGTCGAGTCTCTGGATGCGCTGCCCAATCCGAGGGCGGTAATTTCGGCATCCGTAATAGTAGTGGCCTGTGCATCAACTTCGGACTGATTGTAAAGGTCAGGGAGTCTGGATGCCTTAACGCTTCCCGTGCCGGCAGCATCCTGACCGATTGCCACGGGTTGTCCGCCGTCCGTTTTTACGAACACTCGGCCTTTCCGAATTAATGTGGTGGAGATACTCACTTTTTAAGCACTTGAAAAATCCGAATACACATGAAGACTATCGTGCAGCAGGCTGCCAGCAGGCTTGCCAGATGACTCCACTGGGCGAGGCCCGTGGCAGTTAAGAGGCCGCCGATGCCGCCCCATATCGTGCGGTCCGCTAGAACTTCCATGTTTTGACTGCCTCGACGTTCGAGCATCCGCTAAATAGTTCGATGATAGCTATCGCCACTATGATAAGAGCGAAGCCGGTTAGTATTTTGCCCCGCTTGGACAGGCCATTAAAAATTTCAAGTAGCTTTATCATGTTTGTCACAAATTTTCTTTATTTTTTTCGAGTTCGACCGGGTAATGAAAAGAGGTATTGTCAGGAATCCGAGGACTACGAATGCCGCCACTTTCAGGGCCGTCCAGATCGTGTCCGTAGCCTTCTCGATGGTACTCTGCTGGCCCTTCATCTGGGCCGAGACAATTGCTGAAACGTCGCCACGGCTTAGAGCATCCACGGTACTGACTAAATCCTTGTTCGTCTCGACAAGGGCGGCTCCCTTGCCTACGGACCAGCCGAGAAGTGCGCCGCCCCCGGCGGCCACCGGGCCGCCCACCGACCCTGCGGCCCCGCCGACAGTCGCGCCGAGTGGGGCGTAAAAGCCAGTTCGAGAGCATCCGGACAAAGTGAGCATGGCTAAAGTCATTGTGGCAAGGAGCCTCATTCGGGCGGTTCTATGGGATTCCAGTCGGGGTCAAGTTCTACTAGTTCGGAGGAGGGGAATTGGTCATCGCACTTCCATTTGCCTTGGGTCATCACGGGCATTATATACTTTCCGAAATCAGCATTTTCAGAGTTCTCCACCTCGCTGATTTTAGCGTAGTGCAAAGTTCCATTGCCGTCCGGTATGCCTAAGTGCGACTCCAGTGAATTATTGCGGGATGCCCATCCGGAGCGTGATGAATATAGTCGGTATTTCATTATGAAAATGCCGTTGAGGACGGAAGTCCCGCATATTTATTATTTAAGTAGGTACGAATTACGTTTAAATTTGCGGCGGATAGCTGACTATTAAAGAACAGCACTTCGTAAATCCGGCCGTTGTGGTAGTAGCCGTTATTGCCCAAAGTGCCGAAGAGTCCAGACAAAGTGTAGCCATACGAGAGCGTCTTGTACGAGTTGTTGCCTTGGAGAAAATACTCTACGTCATTGCTGGTGTCCTTCGTTAAAACAAACTGCTGAAGGGAGTTAAAGTGTGGGCCGTATCCGGCTGTAGAAACACTTCCGCTGCCGGCCAGAAAATACGTAGTGCCGTTGGAATAGTTGAGGGGTAAATAATAAGAATTAATCATCGCTTGCTTCCCGACTGGAGCAAACATTGTCGTGCCGTCTTTGTAGGCAACTGTAATTAGCGTAAAAGCTTCACCTCCAGTCAAACCGGGTGGGTTATTCACGAATAAATAATCATTAGTGCCGTCAAAATCTAGGTAGGTGTCTTGAAAAACCGGTTGCTGAGAGGCTGTCCCTTGCACGGCATCGTAGTCCGTGCTTTGCCCAGACCGATTTCCCCAAGTCGCGACTGCCGTCCCGGCAGACGGGTTGTTGGCGGCGGCAGCGCCATCCAAAATACTAGCGTCAAAATGGTAGATGGGCTGGACTGAGCATTCGTAATTACTCGTCGTCCATAGCCCATTCGGGTATGCCAATTCATCCGTTAACGCCACGCCGCCGCCTGCGCCACTCGACGTGGCCATTGCTCCCCCGCCGAGGCCGAGGCCTTGAGCTATTCCGGAGATTGGCATACTAAGCCTTGTATGCGATTACGCTTCCGGAAGTCAGGGTAATCGAAGAATATCGGCCATAAATTACCGTGCCGGCGGCGAAGCTCGTTGCGTCCGCTATGAAATTCGTCTCATTTTCCATATTGCCGGTCAGGTCTGCGAAGACAGTTGCCGCCGTACATTGGATTGCGAAGAAATCCCCGGCATGTGCCGCCGTGTCTTTAATGTAAAGCGAACCGCCGCCGCCACTTAGATTATATACTGATACTTGTCCCATGAGTTATACCGTGGTTTGTGAGATTAAAACTGTTGGCCAGACGGCCGGATAGGAATTGATGACGATGCGATTCTGTTGCTGAAGGCGCTCGACTCGGTCGATTTCCTGAAGCAGGTATTCCTCCGCCCGAGCCTCCTCTAAATTGCTTTTTTCATTTTGGGCTTCGGCCCTATAATGGTCGGCGATGCAGGCGGCTAAAAGATGCCGTTCGAGGAATTGCGGGATGTTTGTTTCCGAGCCGCCATAGTCGTCGCTCGGCACTTGCGATCCAACTACGTAGACAGTCGTTTCCGAAGTGTCTGCGGGCAGAACCAAGTAGCCCCCGATTAAACTATAACTAATTTGGCGAGCCGTGTCATCCTCCCAAGGGACTTTGTCCCAAACTGCGTATACGTCGAAGAGGTCGGAAGCGTTGTCGATCTGGACTGCCCTGTCGGCCTTTAAAGTGGCGGACGAAACTGCGGCTACGGTCTTAGTTACTATGTTTATCAGTTCGGGCCATTTGGAACGTATCCACGCCCCGCGAACTCTATCGGTCAGGCTACGCTTCAGGGCCGTCTCCTCGGCGGTCAGGAGCGTGTCAACTCCGATGGCCGAAGTGAACCTATCCCTAAAAGCATTGTAGCTGACTGTCCTCATCTAAGATTACATTCCGGATTGTCCCGGCGAAATTCTCTCATCCAAGTTGCATCCGAAGTACAACCGGGATTCTGCTGCTCATGGCGAATTAAAGTGGGCATGTCGTAGACGGCGGTTGGCCGTAGCCCTCCACCTGACTTCAGGTTCTTTTCGGCGTTGGCTCGAATGCGTCTCATGCGATCTTTGTAGCCTGCCTTTTCGGCAGCCTGCTCCCGATCCACTCGCTTGGCCAGTGACTCGGCAACTTCCCCATCGCTGACCCTTCCGCTAGAACCTTTTCTTACTATGATATTTACGCTCATTCCGATTGTTTGTTTGTTGAAAGAAAAGGGGGCCGGCCTTCCCCAAAGCCGGCCCCCGTAAACCCCATCCCTAAACTATGAACTATATGATCGAACCAAGTGCGCGAGGGTTAGTCACGCATAGCGAAATCATGGCTTCTACGAATGCCCTCGGACCTGCTGCCAAGTCTGGAAGATTCTGAGTGGTGATGCCTTCGAGGAACTTCAAGCTGACCGTGTCGTCGCCCGGAATCAAGTAGGCTCGATTCGAGTTGAGGACGCCGTCGTCAGTGTTGTACCCTCTGGTCCAGAGTCCGCCTGTTCCAGCTCCGGCAGCCCCGGTTTGGCCAGTTATGGTAAATGTCGTCGGAGCCGTTACTGTTATGGCAAACGTCCCGTTGATTGCATCATTCCCAGTAACTCCGCTGATAGTAACAGTGTCGCCGGTCGTAAGCCCGTGAGCCGCAGTAGTCGTAATGACGGCAGGGTTCGCGGTCGAAGACGAAGTGATGGCAGAACCTACCTCGCGTCCCAAGAAGAGGTCAGGTATTACCTTAACCGTTCCGTAGTCCGACTGGTATTCGGTAATGCTGAGAGTCAATCGACCTCCGCCTACTTCTTGATTGAAAGCCGCAGAGTTTGCGTTGGCTCTCGACATGTCCGAGATCGCGTTAACGATGGCCGGGCCGGCGAACAAACGATAGTCTGTCTTCGATCCGGATGCTTCGTAAACGGCCTGAAGAACCGAGCGCAAATTCGCTTCGGTCATTGCTCCCGGTGTACTGTAGTTGAAGCGTGAACCGGAAACGGACCTAACGCTCGCAGGAACGTCGGCGGCAACGGCGGCAGGATCGGACCAGATGCCCAGACCTTGCGACTTAGCGGCTACTGAACCGGACCCGGCTACTTGAGAAGCGCCAGAACCGATAACCGTTTCGATGTCAGTTTTCAGCTCGGTGAGCGACTTTGCCTTGGAGGCGGCCATGAGGCTCTCTCCGGGGGCTACGTCGATCATCTGAGCTTGGCGCGAAACAGCGTAGGCTCGGCGAACCGTCTGGACACGATTCCCGAGGCGAACTCGGGAATTGATCTGGTCCTCAAAACCCGTGTTGAAAACCATGTCGACGCCGTCGATGACGCCGTTTGCGTCAGGGCTGGCGAGAACGTCCCCAAGCCATTCCGTAAGGACGGCCTTGGGAGCTGCGGACTGCTTCAATGTGGAATACATTGGAGTGGTTGAGGGCGAAACGAAGCGCAAAATATTTGCGAGGTCTTCCCTCGCGCCTTGCGTACTTGTAACGTTGAAACTTGTTGCTACTGCCATTTTTTATTTTCCTCCTAGAATTTTTTAAAAGATATTAAGTTAGTAATTCGGCGAACTTTTCGGGGCTGATATTCCCCTGTGCGATAGCGGCTTTGATTTTCTTATCCTGTCTGTCAGTCTTCGGCGTTGGTGGCGGCGCCACGGATTCTTCGAGCGTTGCCGGAGGAGTTTTTGCCGGCGTCTTTTTGGCCGGCTTTTTCCCTTTCGCCTCGGCCTTGAGGGCCTGTATGCCCTTAACCAGAGTGGCGGCTACGAAATCCCCATTAGGCAGGCCGTCCAGTACGCGCTTATACTGCGGGCCATTTCTGACCTGCTGGAAAAGCTCGTAGTTTTCGCCCGTCTGTTCGGCTAAGAAAGTGAAGGTCGAACTCGCGTCCGATGCCCACTGCTCCTTTGCCTGTAGGAATTGCGCCCGCTGCGGAATTTTCTCGGTCAGGTACTCGTCGGCGGCTGCGAATATCTCGCGGATTTCATCCCCGGAATATTCCTTTTCCCCGTCTTCGACGTAGTCCTTGCCCAGATGTTGAACTGCCCATTTCTTGGCGGCGATTGCTTCCTGACGAACTTTCTCCAAGCTCTCCATGTCGGCGATCTCCTCCAGAACCGGCGAACCTTGCGATTCGGCCTTTTGCGGTTGGGATTCGAGTGCTGCGATCTTGGCCTGCATGGCCTCGACCCTTTCCTCGGCAGTCTTACTCCGGCTTGTCAACCGGCTTATCTGCTTCAAAAGCTTCCCTACCGCTTTGGGCGGTCCTTCGGCGGATTCTTCTTCGGCCTCTTCTTCGGCTTCCGTTTCCTCCCCCTCTTCCTCCTCGGACTGACTAGACTGTGAAAGAACGTCTTCTGCTTCGGCGTCTTCCTCTCCCGCTTCTGCCGTTTCACCGGCCTCAGGTTCGGTCGTCTCCGGTTCGGGCGATTCTTCGACACGCTCGATGAACGAGCTTGCCAATTCCTCGACTGTCGTCGGAGTGCCTGCGTTATCTTCTGCTCCCGAATCGTTACCCGGAGCCTCGGTAATTGTTTCCGTATCCATTTTCTGCGTTTTAAGAAGTTCGCCGTCTTACCTGCGGACCGAAGCCCGCCAACTTTTATATTAGCACCTCGGCCGGCTACTTTCTCAGGAAACTTAAAGCAGGTGGAAGGCGGCCTTGTACGGCTCGTAGCGGCCCTTGCTGGTCGGGTTGTGCGGAAACAGTTTTACCGCCTTGGCTTTCCCCGTCAGCTCCTTCGGGAAAACGTACCATGTCCGGAAGTCCGGAACGTCGACGTATAACGCCATAAAGTCGAAGGCGTCCGGGGCATAACTGGCGATAACCACTTTGTAGCCCGAGGATTCGCGGTAGCGCGTCCCCTTGATCTGAACTCGCTTCAGGCCGAGCCGGCTATCGGTAATGACGTCATAAGGCAAATAATCCCCCTCGGGTTGGCTGACCGCGATGCCCCGTTTCAGGCATTCGGTCGTAAAGAGGCTCTCGTAATAACTGCCCTGACTCTTCGCCGAGTCCCGGTAGTCAGCCGTCATCCTCTTCTAAGTCGATGTCGCATCGTCCAAGTCGGACTCTTCGAGGTAACGGCTCAACAAGGCCCGAACCTCGTTCGCAAACATTTCATGCGGGGTTAGATTACTCCTCGGCATGGCTGAAAACTCGAAGCAGCCGGTCGAAGGCCGAAATCTCTCCGGCCAGACGAGCCAACTTCTGAGGGTTGTCGAGAAGCTCGGGAGTCTGGAAGTCCAGCATGGCCGTCTCCAGCTCGACCTTTATGTGGTCGAGAATACAATCCCAGTCCTCGCGTGTATGTAGTTTAAGAAGTGCTTCTTGAAGATTCATAAGAAAAAGATTTTGGCGATCTGGCCGAGGATAAGAAAAAGCATGTCGGTCAAGGCTTCACGCTCTACGAAGAACAAAATGAAAACTACCAGCCAGTATAATTCCTTTTGGACATGGCCCATTAGCCCGTGGCCGGAACGTTACCCGGCGGCGCTCCTAGCTGGCCCGTTAAAGCGTTCCTCTGTTGTGTTTGCTGAAATTCGAGCTGAGAAGCATAATTCTGTAGTCTGGCCGCAAACTGTTCGTCGGTCTGCATTCGCTCCTGAATGTCCGAAGCCGGTATTTCTTCCGTTCCTTGGAGATACTGCTGAAGCATTTGCAGGCGTAGCTGAACGTTGGCGCTCTCGGGAGCGTTGACGACCTGCCCGCTGAAGATTTTGGCGATATCCTCGGAAGTCTCCATGACCTCCTTGTTCGTTGCCTCCTCTGCCGGCGCTATCAGCTTCGAGGCCAGACCCGGATCGATGGCCTCTAAGAAAGTTTGCAGGAACGCATCGTAGCGAGCTTGGCCCTGCCGGTCGTACTGCGAAAGCACTTGGCCGACAGTCTCCAGCTTTTTCACTACCGCAGCCTCGTCGGCATTATTCGCATTCCATGAAATCTGAAAATCATATTCATCTGCCGCTTGGTCCATGAGTAGCTGAACGCCCTGCTCCGAGCCAGTGACTCTGAACCACTGTTCCGGATTTCCATACTGCCTCTCCATCGCCCAGAACTGGCGAAGTACTTGAGTCCAGCCGTGCAGCCAGTTGTTGACTAACGCTTGACGCATCACGTTAGCCTCGACCGCATCCGCTTCGCTAGTCGCCCGACCAGTCACTTTATCGGCCAACTGGCGGAGCTGCATTTCCACCTCCATCGAGGCAGGCGAATACTTCGGAATTTCAGCAAACCCAAATTCGCCACGCCGGCGGACAGGTATAACGGAGCCGGGTCCGACCTGCTCGGGCTTTCTGCCGGCCATTACTTCCATAGGCGGCAACGTGGACATGGAGGCGCGATCTCTTCGACTATCTAATTCCGTCTTGACCGCGAGCTGATACGAGCGGAGCAATTCGGGATAGCCTCGGCTATCGAACAGTCTGCGGGACAAATGTTCTCGAGTGATCGCGACGAAGGGATAGCCGTCTCCGTACATCTCGGTTGAGTACTTCGCGAAGCCCTCGACCGTCTCGCTGAAAATGGTAGTGGTACAGATCGGAACGCCGTCTTCATCGATCTCCTTGCGATAGCAGGTGATTAGACGAATCAAGCCCTCGTACTGGTCGAACGAGCCATAGCCGCCGGTGACGTAGGTATTGAACATCTCGGGGTTTTGGGCAGGAAAATCGCCCTGACTGTTCTCGATACAGTCCTCGACGAACTCGGAATCCCAATTCCCGGTAATGACCATTTCCTTGGCCTGCTCGGGCGTTAGATAATGGACGCAGTAGACCGCTCTGGCCGCTTGCAAATCCAACACGTTCGAGTCCACGATCAAATCCCTGCCCAGCTCATACGCCTTTACCGAAGGACGATTGGCCGTGACTTTCTCCGAGGGAATTTCCGTAACGCCGTCCTTCCGAAGCTCGTTCACCATCCGGGTAATCCGCTTCTTGCGAAGATTCGGGAATACGCCCTGAAGCATTTCCACTACCGTCTCCTTCATGTCCGGATCAAGAATAGCCGCAGCCACTTCGGGGGCTTGCTGCTCGATTTCCGCGATGGAGATGGGCTTGTAGATTCTTTTTACTTCCCGCTTCCAGTACACGCCCAAGAAAGCAATGCCCTGTTCGAGTAGAAGGTTTGCCGCGACTCCCGCTTCCCGTGGAAGCTCCGACATCGAGTCGAGCCGCCAACGCATAAAGTCCGTAACGGTCTTGGCGGTCGGAATGTCGCCCGACTCGACCGGCGAGGCCAAAAGATTGCCCTTGTTCAAACTGCTCGTAAGCAGGGCTACGTCCCCGTCGATCAAAGGGTTGATTAGATTCGGCTCTAAATCACTTGCCCCCGGCCAAGGGAATGCCCCCTGCCCTTCCTTCTGGCCGTTCCTTCCCTTGCCCGGCCATTCGTTCCGACGACTCTCGCGAGCCTCCTCGGCCTTGCTCTGCCAGTAGCTAAGATTGTTCCGGCATCGCTCCAGATCGGATTTTAAAAAGTCTACGTCGGGACTGTCCCGATCAAATTCTTGCAGGTCCTTTTCGCTAGTTTCCATATTTTACCTTACCATTTTTAAATGTAATTTTCTCAAAGCCTTCGCCTCGATCCGCTGGATAGTGTCGTTGGATACGCCCGTGAAGTCCGCTATCTGATCCAGCGAATACTGGCGAGGCTCGCGGCCCTGCAAGACGGCCAAGCCCTCCTCGACCACCATCGAAGCGAGCAGGGCGTCCAGCCTGCGATTCCGCTCTTCGAGGGTCTCAAGCAAGACGGTAGAGTCCCGGCTCATATTCGCACTCGATGACCCGTATTATCGAATTAGGGCGATAATTGAAATTAGGCCGGACCACGCACTTGGCCATGTCGCTACGCTCCCCGAAATAAATACCAATCAAACGAGGGTTCGGGTATTTTTTCAGCACTCTGGCTTCGACCGGCTTGGGCGTTAGGTCCGGCGGAGGAGGCGGGGGCGGCTTACCGCTCATCCGCTTTACGACCGCCTGACAGGTCGAGCGAGCATAGCCGCTCTCGGCGGATAGTTTGGCCCAGCTCATGCCGGCTTCCCGCAAAGCCACGATTTTCAATTCCTCCTCCTCGGTTATCTTTCCCATAATTAATATCCCCTAGGTTTGCTGATCGCCATGTCCTCATCCTCGAAGTGCTCGAACGCCCCGACCGCGAACATCCGAATGCAGTCAACGAAGTCTTTTGCGGGATGCTTCAAATCCCCGACCTGATATTCCTGAAGGCAGGAAATCGTGTTCTGGCATTCCTCCGAAATCATTAGCCGAGGCTTGTTCTCCAAGCTCATTGGCTCCTCCGGCTTCCATGCCAGCAGGTTGTTGATCGCCTGCAAACCCGTCTCGATGTCCAAAGCCTCCGCCGGGTAGGCCGTCAAATTCTCGTCCAGCAAGTCGTCGATGATGTTCGAGCTGCCCTCGGCCTTCTGATAGCTGGCCGCCCCGAGGCGAGGGTCGATTATACGATGGCATTTCCTGTCGCCCTCCATCTCTCGAATGATTTCGCAGTAGTCCAGTATCCCGTAGCCGTTCGGCTTGCTCGCCTCGCCGCCCCGGAGCTTGTCCCCGCCGGTCATGTCGATCCATGCCCCGAAGTTGCCGAAGTCGGGAAACTCCTTCACTACCCATGAAACGCCGTGGGCGTCGATGCCGATTAAAATCATGCTCCACGGCTTCGCCCCCGCAGGATCGATGCTCAAGACCCATGTCGCCGGATTGCTCTCCGGGTCGGATAGAATGGGAATCTTTTCCGGCTCGCGGTAGTTCTTGTCCGAAAGAAGTGGAAAAATTGCCCGCGAGGCTTTGACCGGTACGCCGTAGGCCCGGCACAAGATTACCTCCCTTTTCTCCCCGTCCAGCGTGGCCTTCATCGCCTCCCAGCCCCCGAAGGGATTTTCAGCCGTATGAAAGTACACTATCGAGGATGCCTTGCGAAGGGGCTGCTGGATCAGCGGGACAGTCTCGCCGGGGAGCAGGTCGGCCTCCGTAGACTTGACCGTCCTTGCTCCGGTAAGCAGGCTCTTCACGGTTGGATTCCAGCCATCCACGGCGGTAAAGCTGATCAGCCCTTTCGCAGAGCGAACTACGCCGTCAGCCTCTTTATGCGAGCGAGTTATACAGCGATAGCGAAGTGTCTCGATCCACGGGAGCGGCACAAGCTCGTCCGCCCAAAATCCGATGTTGTGCGTACCCTTGACCGGAGGCTCCGGGCAGCCGATTTCGCCGCCCTCGATGGTGGAGATGTCCTGACTCCAGTTGCGGAAAATGCAGACGCTCTTGTTTGGTAAAACGAACTTGGCGGCGGTAAATCCGTTCTTAATTGAAAAAGTTAAGTATCCGGTCGGAGTTCGACCTAGCCTCTTATGCTCGGGCTTTAGGTACTTGAAAACGAGGGCTTGCTGGAACTGAATCGAATTAGCCGAAGTTTCGGTCAAGCACCAGATGACAGTTCCGGGGTTTTCGGTCAGGCATTGGACGACTCGCTTGGCGCATAGCTCCGATTTCCCAGCACGATTGCCGCCCATAAGGAGCAGTTCCGAATGACTTGCAAGCTGCTCGTCCGCCATCTTCCACGGCCCAAGCTCGAATCCGAAGTCGTAAGGACTTTCACGCTCCGCCGCTATGGCCGCCTCGCGTCTATTATAATAGGCCAAGATTTTCTCTGCCGACATGGCCTTCATTTCCTTCGAAGAAAGAATCGGGAGAGCCGGGTGAGTTGTCCAGTTCAGGGCCACGCTTACATTATATTACCTAAACTCCTATTTGCGACATTCAATGTCGCGGTTTGGCGAGAGTGCGTTATACTGGTGGGATATGCTGGTCCATCTAGATGAGGGATTTAGGAATGCAGCCGAGAGCATGGCCGTCGATAGACGAAGGCGATGTCGCGAGCTTGGCCGGGTCGATCAGTCCTCCGGAAAGGACGAAGGTCAGAAAACCGATTGGGAGTTTATCGGGGCCGCCGGCGAGCTGGCCGTGGCGAAAACCTTTAACCTCTGCCCCGATTTCGGCGAGCAGGCGGGGCTGGCCGATTTCAAACTTCCGAGCCGAATGTCCCTAGACGTCAAGACCGTCAACCATGATTCGCGAGGTAAGAATTTACTGGTTAAGGAATCCGCAGTAGACTGCGACGTCTACGTTCTGGTCGAGCACGTAGGCTTCTCTAGGTATAAGCTGGTTGGCTGGGCTTCCGGCGAGGAGGTTAGGAATACGCCGGTCGGCGAGGTGGTGAAGGGCTGCCATATCGTGCAGGCGGACCAGCTTCGCAACTGCAATTGCCCAAATTTTTTCGAGGCGGCTAATCGGTCGGCGGGCCGGCAGGCCGGCGATCCGGACCCCCCGCCC